AGCTGATTCATGCAGGGACGAACACCTGTCTCGCCACCAGCTACCTTACCGGATTACCGTCTTGCGACACTGATCAATATCAGTCAGCCGACCGATGGCAGTTTCGTGGGCAGTGGCTATTCATCAATGTGCCCAGAAAGGAAACCAACCAGTTCTCCAAGCAGAAGACTTGCGGCGACACGGCCATCCTGTACGTTAACCAATTCGGCAATCCAGAGTGTGTTGCCACGCCCGCGCCAGCCAAGACGACCGAACCAACGAAAGGGACGAAATGACCAAAGAGAAGACGACGTGACCGAAATCCAGCCAACCCTATTCGATGATCCGATTCAGGTTGCCTTCCTGAAATTTCACCACGACAATCCGCACGTCTACCGTATGCTGGTAAAGTTCGCGCGCCAGGTCAAGGATTCAGGGAGACGTGATGATCGGCTGGGCAGTGATCGAGCAATTCGACGACGACGGCGCGCATATTGCATTCCACGTCATGCCAACCGCAGTGATCGACGGCGAGGATGTCTATACGCACAAAGCCTCATCGGAGTGCGAGTGCAGGCCGCTTCAAGAAAAGAACAAGTACGGGGCCACGGTCTACGTTCACTACGATCCAGAATCCCCCGGAGCATTGAGTAGAGATGAGTGGCAAGAAAGGACCGCACACAAATGAGTAAAGCGACGCAAGTTCGGCACAAGATGCAGCGCATGAGTAAGGTATGGACTGCGTGGCAGGAAATATCAGTCACCGATGAGATTAGGGACTCTTCTCCGCAGATGGAGCACGTTGCGAAAATCTACGCCAACTCGAAGTTTGAGGTGCAGATATTTAACTGTGCAACCAGTATCGGCGGGGTCGTCCAGGTTGTGATCGCTCATCATGGTCATCTTCTGCCGGTCACATGGAACGATGTTCTCCGCATCAAGAACGAACTGTTCGGCGCGGATCAACTCGGTGTCGAAATCTATCCACGTGAGGTGGTGTCGAAGATGCACATACGCATCTTGTGGATACTGCCGGGTGGAACAGATTTACCGTATGGACTCGACAAAGAATCGGCTTGGGGAGGACTCCAATGAAAGAGCGCAGCGCAAAAGAGATGATCGCGGACACCCTCGACGAACTCAAGGACGCAGAGGACGCGATGCTGATTATCGCGCACAGTGACGGCTCGATCAGTTGGCATGAGACAAGAGATAGGATTTCGACGAATCTCGGCCTCGTGAGCTATGTCAAGGTCTGTCTGGAAGAGGAAGTTCGACGGACCTCGGCGATTGACGAAGGGCCATCCCCAAAGGAACTCGTCAACTAATCTTGACGTAGTACGTATCCCATCGCCATCTGCAACGCACCGACGATCGCCATGCGGTCGAGGGTTGCGCTCATTTCCACGTCTCCGCCTTTACGGAAGCGCAGGACGATGATGTCCTTGACACCCTCAATCCCATCCATCGCCTTCATCACGCAGTCGGTCGGAGTGATGCCGCCAGCCTTCGATAACTGCGCCAGAGCCCCTTCTTCGCTGCCAGGAGCCTCATCCTGCCCTTTGGGGGTCTTCTGCTGCCACGGCGTTGATCCGTCCGCCGGAAGACGCTGTAGGCCGCCCTGCTCGTCATTCTGGGCTTGCTCAGGGGCTTCTTTGAACTGAACGTGGCCCAGCCAACCGGGATCGGACATTAGGATCGCCGGTCGTAGGATGATCGCGCCGCCAGGGATCTGCGGGTTGCAGACCAGTTTCAGCCCCTCGAACTCGTACTGGGGGCCGGGGCCGGCTTCGGGCCGGCGAATCCGCGCAATCAGGCTTCGCGTGTCCGGCGGCACGATGGGGAGTAGCCGCGCTTCAGTGATAAATCCGTCGATGGTACCCTTGTTGGCGTGGAGTTCGACTGGCGCGAGGCCAAGGCTGCGCTGCTGGGAGATCAGGTGGTGGAGGACTTCGATTCGGTTCATGCTGGGGCTCCTTGACTTTTAGACTCGTACAGGGTGCGCTCTTTTTGTCTAGCCCAGCGTAACAGTAGACCGTCGTGAAGCACTTTTATACGCTTCTCGCGGTCGCACGGACGTCCACCTGGTGGCGTCGTCATCGCCTCCTCCACCGTCCAACCTCGCTTCAAGCGGTGGCGCAAAGTCACACTGTCAACGCCAGTCTCTTTGGACCAGTCAAATAAAATCATGCGTCGCCCTTGATACTCGATCCAGACATTAGTGCGTAAATTTTGTTGCTGCTCCTTACGTGTCGCCCAGCGAACGTTACCCGGTTCATAATTCTTCGTCCCATCGATGCGATCAATTGTGTGATCTAGTGTTGGCGCTTTACCTATGTGGGCAAGGAAGAGATCAAACGAATCTCTCCACTCCGAACACATCGTTATTCCCCGTCCGCCGTATTTATAAAAAGCGGCACACCTCTCATTGAAGCAACGGCGTTTCATCCCCTGCCATGTCAGATATTCCTTTGTCTTCGATCTCAAAACAGCCCTCACGCTTGCACCTCAATTTTCAGATAATACGCTTCAGTTGTTCGCGTTCGGCTTGAAATCCAGCGAGTTTCGACCGGAGAGCTACGCGATCCCAAGACTCTTCAGAAGCGTCGTATTCCTTATGAAGCAGCCAATTCCGCGCCAACGGAATGAATTGGGGAAGTGATGTCTCGACGTACATCGAAGCGGCGTAAACAGTGGCACGACCAAGTAGCCAACTTTCAGCAGCAGCAGTGTCTCCATTGAACCGCTTCGCTACGCGCTTCGCCTCCATACGGAAGACCCTCGCACGCGCGTAGTCATCTTCATCACCATCCCTCTTAGGGTATGTCTTTGAAAACCCGACTCCATAATCTTCTATCCCCAAAGTTTCTTTCTTCTGGTTAAAATTCTTCTTGTTAATCTTCTTCTTGTTAGGGTGTCCCACAGACATGGGGGGAGTATCTGTGGGACATAGCCCCCCATGTCCCACAGACATGGGGGTGGGCAATAGGACGTACTCGTTTGAGATTTGACCCCTACCGGTTGTGTCTCGACTGTCGATTCGGATGGCCCCAGACCTCTCAAGAGTCTTCAGCCCTCGAAAAATCGTAGGCGTTGAGACTCCAAGCAATTTTGCGAGGGTCGCTTTTGAGGGGAAGCACTCCTGAGTTTTGCCGTTGGCGAACGTCACAAGCCCCATGTAGACGAGGTTTGCCTTCCAGCCTAATCCCAATTCAAGGAATGCTCGGTGAAACCAAGCAAAATCTCCACCTCTCGTGTCTCGTACTGAATCCTGCTCCACTATGTGCTCCTCCCTCAAGTAAGGCGGCGCGGGGGAGCTTGAGGACTCCCCCGACCACGGCTCCGAGGATCAGTCGGAGTTTGCCAAATGTCTCACCGGGTAGCAAGACTGAATCACTTTTACTGCATCGGAGGAAAAAGTGCAACTCTATTTTTCTTGCAAGCATCGCAACTTTGCCGTACAGTCAATTCATGTCTACGGTCGCCGTCTCGATCATCTCCGTCTTCGCCAGTTTCATCCTACTCATCATCGTCATAGGGCTTGCCGCGTTGATTGTCCTCCATCTCCGGGCGCAGAAGGCGAACAGGGAACTTGCCGCCTTCCTGACGCAGTACAAGTCGGACTTGACCAGCCTTGTCGATGGCGCGCGGTCGAGCTTTACCGGCATCCGGCAGGAGATCAAGACCTCGCAGGAGAAGCAGGACAAACTCTTGGCGAACGCGCTCAAGGCACACGATGCTGGCTTCCGCGATGCCATCGGAAAATTCAACCCGACTGCGCTGGAGGCGGCTTCGATCAAGATTTTCAATGCGTCCGCAACGCTGGTGCGGGTCGCCAGCACACTCCAGGCTCTCTTGGTGACGCATGAGGTTCCCGAAAGCGCGGCGGACTTGCTCCCCGAAGAGTACGCGGCTGGCGATACGATATACTCCAGCATTAGCGAGTCAGCTCGGCTCGACCAGGCCGACCAGCGGAGTCAGGCGGAAGAGGAAGCCCCGTTGTTCTCAGGGGCGGCGGCGGAGTAGTTTCTCATGGCAGATATAGCAGTTCATTTCAGTTCGGCATCCGACGGTTGGGCTACACCCTCCGATGTTTACGCCGCGCTCGACGCCGAGTTTGATTTCACGTTCGACCCATGCCCACTCGGAGGAACGGTTGACGGAACCTCCACGCTATTCTCTCCTTGGGGGGGGCATCGGGTGTTTTGCAATCCTCCATATGGGCCGGGCATTCGCAAATTTCTCGAACGCGCGGTAGAGGCAGATCTCGCCGTGTTCTTGATTCCAGCGCGGACCGATACGCGATGGTTTCACGAAATCGTACTTCCCTTCGCAAAAGAGATTCGATTCATCAAAGGTCGCCTGAAGTTTGGCGGCGCGAAGTACAATGCACCATTTCCGTCAATGGTTATCGTCTTTCGGAGGGACGCTAACTAAATGGCGACCAACACAGCACTGGCACTTCTGGAATCTCCCCCCGGCTTCATCACGAAGACGACGAAGCGGGAGCGCGAACTCTGGCTGTGCAAGAAGAAGGGCTGGACAGACGATCAGCTTGCCGTCCGGTTCAAGATGACAGAGTTGGCCGTGAAAGCCGCGATTGGGCGGCATGAACTCTGGCGCGCGCAGTTCGACAATGCCGAAGTCGATCTCGAAGTGAACCGCCTGATTATCGGCCAAGCACTTCCGCAAGCTGCTAAGGTCCTCATCGACGGCATGAAGGCGACGACGACCGAGAATGTCGGGCGTGGCAAGAACGTCATCATGCGCAAGGTGGCCGACCACGCAACCCGGTTGAAGAGTGTCGAGATGATGAAGACCCTCATGGACACGACGCGGCCAAGGGGCGGCGGAATCCAATTCAATCAGCAAATCAATGCCGCCGGGGGCCAGCAAGACGGGGCGGTGAGCGGACGTGGATTCGACTACGAGACCCGGCTGCGCCAGATCCGCGAGAGCAAAGGGATTTCCAATGACGCGGGCATTCCCGATGCCGATTTCGAGGATGTGGAGCAGGGCGGGATCGCCGAAGAACTTGCGAAGATTGGCATTGAGATTCCAGGCGAGGACGAGGAAGACGACGAGGGTGAAGAGTGAGCATTGCTCGCAAAGACCCGACGTTGAACGATGCCATCGAATACCTCGATGACCTGTACATCCGCGCCGACAAGAACCAGAAGGTTGCCTACTCGATGCTGGACGACAGCGACAAGTCGTTCATCTACGGAGAGACTGAGCAGTGCTTAGACCTGCGCTACTATCTCGAAAATTATCACTGCATCCAAGATGAAAACGGAAACTGGAAGTCGTTCTATCCGTGGTTCGAGTATCAGGAGATTCTATACGAGGCCATCGAAGAGGAGTTGGCGGCGAACGGCCAGTGCAAGATCATTGTCGTGAAGCCGCGGCAGTCTGGAATCTCGACATGGACGGCAGCCGCGGTATTCCACCGCACTATCACCATGCCCCACTCTTACTCGATGATTGTCGGTCAGAACGGCGACACGTCAGAGCATCTTTACAACATGAGCATCAACGCCTATCACGCGCTGCCGTGGTGGATTCGCCCAGAGTTCCTTTACAAAACGAAGGGCGACGAAATTGTATTTCAGCGCGAGGATGACGCGGAACGGTCTGTGAATCCCGGACTCGGTTCGATCCTGAAATGCTCGAACGCAATGAAGATGAGCGGCGTTGCCATCGGAAGATCGTTAAGATCTCTTCACGGCTCGGAAGTTTCGAGATGGCCTGACGACGGCATGTTCGAGGCCGACATTAAGCCGTCAATGAACGCGCGAGACACATTCGCCATTCTGGAGTCCACGGGATTTGGACGGCAAGGATTCTTCTACGAGCACTGGCGCGGCTCGGTCGAGGGCGACACGGGATACCGCGCGGTCTTTATTCCCGTCTATCGGTCGAAGAAATACTACCTGCCATTCAATCGCAGGAATCCGGTCAAAAACGAGGCTTTGAGCAACGCTTTCACTCTTCGGGACGACGAAGAAAAATTCAATCTTCGCGTCGAGAAGGAAGAACATTTCAGCATCCCGAAAGAGTTCTGGAACTTCCACCGCATCGGAATGCTGGCCGCGAAGAGGGGACAAGCGAAAGCTGGATTTATCGAGTCGTATCCGCTCACCCCGGCGCAAGCGTTTCAGGCATCCGGCATCTGCGCATTCGACCGTGAATCCCTCGAAGAACAAGAGATGAAGTACATCTGCAAGCCGATCTTCGCGGGTGAGATTTCGCTGGCGTTCGACAACAAGACCCCGAACACCGACATGATCCGCGAGGTGATGGACGACGAGATTCTGCCGAAGCGCAAAGGGGATCGGCCATCGGCACGGCTTCACATCTGGGAGTTGCCAGAAGTCGGGGAGACGTACTACGTCGGTTCGGACTCAGCTCTCGGCGTTTACGGCGGCGACTACTCGGTAGCCTCTGTTTTCCGCTGCGGACAAGGCTCCGCTTCGGATACGCAGGTTGCCGAATGGTGGGGCCACTGCCCTCCAGAAGAGTTCGCGCGCATCAACTGCGCTCTCGGCTACTGGTACAACGGCGCGGAAGTTGCGACCGAGTATCAGGGTCCAGGCATCTCGACCGGTGACAAACTGGTGGAACTGGATTACCCGAACCTCTACCGTGAACGGATGAAGGACCGGCCCGGCGGCGCCTACAAACCATACTTCCACTTCGTCACGAACATCAAGACCCGCGACGCCATCATCTCGACAATGAACGAAGCCTTGCTGCACCACAACCGGAAGGGCGATCCCGGAGTAATTCTGCGCTCCGTCGAACTTCTGGACGAGATGATCGACTTCGGCTCGACCGGCGGCAGGATGGAGGGGCAAGGGAATCACGATGACAGCGTATTCGCGTTAATGATCGCGCTCTACTGCATGAGGGAGACGACAACTCACCTCAAAGGGACGGCGAACGACCGCTCTTCATCCGAGCATGTTGGCGACATCAAAGTCTACGGGGTCTACGACAACATCATGCGCCAGCGGGGGCAGTATCAGGATAGAATGGTTGCTCTGGGTGTCATCGAAGGCAAACCGGGCTGGACGGTGCAACCCATCCTGATCTGCAAGGCGAACACGATGTACTCTCCGACGTATGACGACCCAAACAGCGCGGAGTTCAAACTGCGACATGCGCATGGTTTATCATCGGATGAGATCGTGCCTGCACTGGTTTCGAGCTTCAAAGCGGCCTACGATCAAGCCGCGATTGGCGGCAATAGTTCCAACGATTCAGATTGGTAGACGAGGAGAACACGATGTCAGACCGAGCAATGATGTACTGCCCAACCTGCCGAAATCTGGCGAAACTCACCGGCAACGATTCATTGAACAGGATCGAACTGGTGCGCGACCCAGATGCTTTTCGCTGCCCTAATGGGCACCCTTTTACCAGCTACGCCGAACTCATGGCGATGGAGCCGGAACTCATCAAACTCATCCCAAAGGAAACTCCCGGCCCGAACGATACGAAGGTCGAGGTCTGGGTCAACAAGGACATCTGGACTCAGTTCTCGGCCAAGTATCCGGCGCAACTCAACGCCACGGTCGAGTCGATTCTGAGGCTCTATCTGGTCGGCGAGCCGGTCATCATCGACGGCGGACAGGCGGCGCATCTGCGGAAGTTGGGCGTCAAGAACGGCTCGGAGATGGTCGCTGCGCTCGAAGTTGCGAAGACCCTCGAAGCGCAGTTGCAGACAACAGAGGAGCAACTTTCCCTGCTGAAGAGTTTATTTAAGGGCGCCGGGGTAGACTCTCCGGTCTAAACGAAAGGATTACTATGCTTCAGTTGATTCTTCATCTGTTTGGTGATTACGTCACCCAATCTGATTGGATGGCGCAGAACAAGACAAAGGCGAGCTTTCCAGCCTTTGCGCACGCGCTGGCCTACTCGCTTCCGTTCCTGATTCTCACGCGCTCCCCGCTGGCGCTGGCGGTCATTCTCGTAACTCACTTCCTCATCGACCGCTTCCGGTTGGCGCGGTATGTCGTATTTGCAAAGAACTTCATTGGGGCACCGTGGCCGAAGTGGAGCGATTGCAAGGGGACAGGATACCCCAGCGATAGGCCCGCGTGGATGGCTGTGTGGCTGCTCATTATCGCCGACAACACGATCCATCTGGCCATCAATTACGCCGCGCTCCGCTGGCTGTAGGAAATTCTCTCGCGCTAACTTCACACTACCGCATCGTTTCGCGGTACGATGAAACCAATTATGGCCGCTGCCGAACTCCTTAACGAGACTCCTGAGCAACGCCTCGAACATGAGGTGCTGGAATGGACTGAATCAGTCTACGAAGAGGCGGAGCGCGAACTTTCGGACTCGAAGGAACTCAAACTTACCGGCAAACTGATCGACTACATCGAAGGCCGCCAGTGGAGTCCGCAGGCCCGGTTTGGCCGGTCGCGCCCGGTCGAGAACCGATTTGTCCGCCAGTTCATCGAGATGGTGGGGCAGTTGACCGACATCCTGCCAGACTTCAAAGTCACGTTCCACGACCACCCCGAAGGATTCTCGGAACTCGAAAGCCTACTGAACCAGTACATCAGCCTTTGGGCGGAGAACACCGACTTCGAGGGCGACCTCAGCCAGACCGTAATTTACGGGCTGTTGCACACCGGCTATGGGAAAGTCCAGTGGAACCCCGCGCTCGCCAACGGCTACGGCGACAATGAGTACATTCCGGTTTCGCCGATCAACCTGATGGAAGTTGGCACTGACAACAAACTCAAAGAGGCGGAGTGCGTTATCTACCGCGTCCCCGTCACCCTTCAGTACCTCAAGCGGAAGTACGGCGACATCGCGGATTTCATTAAGCCCGACACGAACATGCAGAACCAGCCGGCGCAGATGATGCGCCCGGCGAAGATGTCTGCATCGCAGTGGTCGAAGCTCCCAAAGTCCCTCCAGAACATGCTCGGCCAGAAGAAAGACGGCATGATCGGCACGAAGTATCCTATCGCGTTGATGAAGGAGTTCTGGTTCAAAGACGATGCGGAAAATGAGTCAAGCACGAGCTTCCGCGTCGGGCCAGAGAACGCGAACTGGAGCTACATTGTCGAGCCGGGAATGCCGATCTATCCGCGTGGCCGTCTCGTCGCCTCGGCGGGGAGAAAGATTCTTGCGGACAGTTGCAACCCCTACTGGCACGCTGGTCATCCGTTTGCGAAGTATCGGCCATACCGGATGCCGTGGAGCCGTTTTGGGTTGTCAAGTTTGGAGCCTGGGGCTGCAATTCAGAACATCCTGAACCGCATCAACGGCGGCGTGATGGATACCGTCAATGCCGCGATCGAGCCGACGCTAATTGCGCCGAAGGCCGCATTCTCCGACCAGTCGTGGGATTCGATGGACCCCGGCGCGCCCGGCGGGAAACTGCGATACAACAACAACACGCCGAAAGTTCCTGAGTTCCGCAAGCCGCCTGAGCTTGCTTCGTACGTTCTAGCCGTCAAGCAGGGACTCGAAAAAGAGCAGGACATGTCCTCCGGCTCCGCGGCGATTCAGCAGTCGTTGCAGAAGAAGCAGGTGCCGAGCGGAGATTCGCTCGACATGATTCTCAACAGCAAGTCCGTCAACATTCGCTTGATGGGGAAGAACCTCAAAAGCTATCTCACGGAAGTTGGCGCGATGACCGCTGCCAACATCATGCAATTTAGCCCAGTGAAGCGCAGGGCGCAATTATTCGGCGGAACAGGGATTCTGGATTCGGATTTCACAAAGTCGTATGGCGAGATGAAACCGGCGGGAATGGAGCCGGAAGAGTTTGTTAGAAGCATGTGCTTCAGTATTCGTAAATTGAATATGGCGGCAGAGCGAGCGGAAGAGTTGTCGGTATACGCAGCATTACGGAAAGGCAAGGACATCTCCAGAAAACGGATACTCCTGAAGTACGACCCGAACTTCCCCGTCAAAGAGAACGACGAAGAGCTACTCGCAGAGGCTCTGCAACAGGCTGGAGTTCAAGGTTTGGTTGGGGCGGCATCAGGCAAGGGGCACCACGGGAAATAGATAGGCGTTCCTGTTCTGGGGCGTACTCCCCGTGGTACTTGCTTACAGCAGCCTCGCGAGCGCGAATAGGCGCATGTGATGACCGAAGAGAAAAATGTGCGGTTTTCCCTTTATCTCGCGCCGATAGTCGTGGGTTGAAATTGAGGTCTTCGCTCTGCAACCACAGTGGCACTCACCGAATGGAATCGTGCAGTTTGGGTCGCGGCAAATACAAAGTCCGGGCGGCAGTGTAAACTTCTTGTGGGGCATCTGATTCGCTCCTTTCAGCGATAAGGCTTTGCCGGTGTTACAAGCACCGATGCCCCAATTATACGCCCTCCACGCTTGCTAATGCTTGCAGATAAGCAAAACCACCCCTAAAAATAATTTCAGAAATCGTGTTTTTTCGATGAGTGAGGCATTGCGTTTGTTTTTCTTCTGTAGCAATGTAACAGGTGAGGCGAGTCATAAAGCCGCCTGAAAGTGGTGCAGGCCACTCTAAAAACCGTGATTCGATGGGGCAACCCAAAGGAGAAACAATGGCACGCAAAGTCGTCAAGCGCAGCAAGAAGGAACGTAAGGCGAAGCGGCACAGCGGGCGCGGCTAAGTTCGCGCTGCTCCTCAACCAATCCGGGGGCCGGAGTAATCCGGCTCCCACAACACCGAGAGGTAAATTCTCATGGCAACAAAATCCAAGCCTGGCCAGAGCTACACGGAAGAGTCCTTCGGCCATCACATTCCGCAGGTCGCGTTGTCGAAGGGCAGCATTGAAATCTTCGGCGACACCGTTCACGACGGCAAGCTCGGCGGCAAGCCCACGAGCGTCAACACCAAGACCGGCTACCCCGGCAACCAGAAGGCATAATGCCAGAGCCAGCCGCAGCCCCTCCGAATCCGTACTCGAACATGGCGTCTATGCCCGGCCCCATGCCTCCGCCCAAGAAAGACGCGGACGTTGAGGAGTTGATGAAAGGCTTCCATGGGATTTTCAAAGCCCTGAAGAAGATGGAAGCCATGAACCCGGCCCTGGCCGAGAAGCTCACCGTGGCGAAGAAGGCTATGAAGGATGCAGTCGCCAACGTGCTGAAGGGCGATCCTTCGACGCTGGATGACGACAAAGACGCAACACCTCCACCTGTTCCACCCCCTGCTGACGCATCATCGAACACCGCGACACCACCCCCTGACGTGGCGACGACGGGATCAAACACCGCAGCTTAACCAAGACGAGGAGAGTGAATTATGGCAGACCTATTGACCGATCTCGAAGGGTTCCTGGGCAAAGAAGCAGCCGACAAGCTGCGCGCCACACCCGATGCTGTGACGCGCCTTAGCCGCGCCAGCGAGATTCTGAGCTTCTACGACGGCGAGACCGAGACCCCTCCGGCTGCGCCGCGTGTGCGCGAGACGCCTCCCGTCGTTCGTCCGGCAACTGGGGCCGCAGATGAGACTTTGGCGCAGATCATGGCGCGGCTGGACGGGCTTGGAAACATCGACGAGAAGATCAAGACCGGCGTGGAGACGATGGTTCAGGCTCGCGGTAACGAACTCGTCAACAACGCCATCGCAATTTCGATGCGCAACAACCGCGAACTGACCCGGATTGATGCACGTCACCGCGCAGACTTCGGCGAGGACATGGACGACGCGAAGCTCGATGCGCACATCGCCGCAGCGCGCGACGTTGGTCGCCCATTCCGCACTATCACGGAAGCGTATGACGACATGACCCGCGAGGCCCGCTTCAAGAAAGAGTTGGATTCGGGAGTTGAAACCGGCGTCCGCGAGGCGTTGAAGACCCGCGCATCTGGCCAGGTCCCCGGCGTTACCCCGACGGCGGCAAGCCCGATGCTGACCATGCTGCACAAGAGGCCGAACGGGTCAACCGATTCAGGAACACATTTGGACAAGGCTGCGCGCGCTCTTGAGGAACGTCTCAATGCGCGCGGGGAGCAAGTAGCATAACGATTTTTCACGGAGGCAATTCCAGTGGCTCTTACATACAACGACATCAGCGCGATCACCACGAATTACATCATCACGGAGATCGTGGACGAATACTACAAAGTCTCCCCGGTATTCACTCTGATCTTCAAGAGTGAGGGCCAGAAGTCGTTCCCTGGCGGTCTCCAGATCCAGCAGCCGATCCAGTACGCGCCGCTGAAGGCCGGAGCCTTTGCGCCGGGCGGCACGTTCGACATCAGCTACGTCCAGACGGACACAGCGATGACGTTCAACGTGAAGTTCTACTACGCCAACGTCACCATCCGCGCCACCGACCTCGCGTTGAACCGCGGCGCCGACGCCAAGATGTCCTACGTCGAAGAGAAGATGATTAACGGCTCGCAGGCGCTTGTGCAGGCTTTGGCGACCGACTTCTTCGCCGACGGCCAGGGCACAGTGTCCAGCCAGATCGCGCTCGACGGCATCCTCGCCGGGTACGACGACGGAAGCAACTATCCGTCGTACGGCGGAATCAGCCGTGCAGCCATCGGTTCCGGCGCGAACACCGGCATCAACGGCTACTACCAGAACGTCGGTGGCCCACTGTCGCTGACTGGACTCCAGAAGGCGTATGGACAGGCCACCTTCGGCAATCACCAGCCGAATCTGCTTGCGACCACGCAGAGCATCTACAATCAGGTTTTCAACAAGCTGACCCCGATGCAGCGCGTCACCGATGCCACCCCGGACTTGGTGAGCTACGGCTACGAGGCCATCCGGTACAACAACCGGCGTCTCGTGGTTGACCAGTATTGCCCGGCAGGATACCTGTTCGGCATGAATACGGGCTTCCTCAACGCGTGGGTCTCCGACCACGAACTCTTCGGCTTCGGCTGGACCGGGTTCAAGGAACTGCCGAACTCGCTCGACGCGGCTTCGCAGTGCATCTTCGGCGGCAACATCGTTGTGAGCGCACCTCGCTTGGGCTTTGTGTTGGCCGGAATAACTGGCTGATCGTAGTCGGCTGCTTGGCAAGGTTTTGATTTTCGTACCACAGGAGAAGCATCATGGCTTTCGGAATCGACTACCCGGACTTTGGCGCAACCAATCCGCTCACCGCTGGAACCACCGTTTACACGGCGGTTGACACGTACAACACGGCACTGGAGAACAACGGCGCGAACCAGCCGCTTGGCAGCATCTACCAGGCTCCGCTGAGTCTCGGAGTAGTTGGGGCCGCGACCAAGGGAATCGGCCAGAACAACTACTTCAAGTACGTTCGCTATAACCCGACCGTCAGCCAGAACTTCCTGACCGGGCCGCAGCTTGTGTACTGGAAGGACAACACCTTCACGACCGTCACCGGACTGGCGTCCGAAGCCCTGAGCATCAACCTGATTGCCGGCTGGCTGCTGTTCAACACGACCACTACCCCGCTGGCGAGCGGGCAGACTGCGGCGCAGCAGGCCGCTCTGGTCAATGGCAACTTCGTCTGGATTCAGGTGGGTGGATACTTGCCTGGAGCGTATGTCACGACTGGCACCGCAACTGGCGGCATCATCATCGGTGCATCCAGCACCTTTGGAGCCAACGCGTACATTGCCCCCGGATCGAACATCACGAACGAGGTCGCCGGTATCTTGGTTGCGGCAGCGTCATCGAACCTGGCCGATCTGTACGTCCCGCTCATCGTCTGATCGTGGCGCACGACCGGCTGTGCTGAACCTGTTTGAGGAGAACTCGCAATGGCATTGACAATCACGAAAATCCCGGACATCCGGTACTTCCTCGGCGAGTCGGGTATTATGAACGGATTCACGTTCAAGCCGTCCGCGTCCGACTACGTTACGGGCGGGTATCCGATCACTGCAGCTCAAGTCGAACTCGGCTACCTCGTGGGCGCGATGTTCCTCGGATCGAACTCCGCCGGTGCAACCTACCTCGCGCAGTTTGTCGAGCCAGCGGCTCTCTTTGGAACGACTCCCGCAGTCGGAACGCAGTTGAATCTGAAAGTGGTGGAATCGACCAGCGGCGGCGGAGCATTCACGGAGGTTTCCGCCTCTACCGATCTGAGCGGATGCTCCTGGGCGGCCCTCGTAATCGGCTGGTAAAGCGTCTAAGTTGTAAAGAGCGGAGGGCGCGGCTATGCGTCCTCCGCTTTCGTATCTGAAAGGGCTTCATGCCGATTGTTCCGCAGAACGGAGTTGTGATCGCAAATCAGGTTCTTCCTGATGGGTCACAGCCTTTCGTCAACCAGATGAATCTGGCCGGGATGATCGGGCAGGTTCAGTTTTGGAATAGCGATTTGTCGCAGCCGAAAGTCGTCGCGCTCATCAACAACAGCCTCAGAAAGTGCCTCGACCGCCGCAGTTGGTTTGGGAACTTCGTGAAGGGGCAGTTAGTGGCACCACAAGCCACTACACAGGGTCAGGTGGCGACAACCCTTGGCTCTCCCGTCGTAGTCGGCACGGGCACCGCCTGGACGCAATCTCTCGTCGGCCAGCAGTTTAGGATTGGGTACAATAATCCGATCTATTCGGTCATCGCGGTGAGCGATACGACCACGCCGCAAACTTTGACACTTGAACTTCCGTGGGGCAGCCCATCGGTCACGAGCGGATACTTCATCGTGCAAAATTATTTCAACTTGGGTCCGAACATCAAATACTTAAAGACCCTCGTGAATATGCAACTTGGGTACAAGTTCGATCTTCACGCGACCCAAGACACTCTCAACACGCTCGATCCCTGGAGGCAGAACCAGAACTTCCCCTATATCGCCGCAGGTATGCCAGCGGCGTCGGATGGCTCTTACTTGCAGGAGCTTTACCCTGCCTCATGGATTCAGCAAGCCTTCCCTTTTATGGCGTATGTGCAGCCACCCAACCTCGTCCTCGACACGGATAATTTGCCGCCCTACATCCGCGGCGACATCATCATCAAGGATGTGATCGCGGACGCGCTTGTGATTGGCGGTCCCAAAAACAACCGCTTCTACGACCCACAGGAATCTCGGAACAAGCGCCAAGAGTATGAAGGCGAGTTGCTCCAGATGGCTCGCGCGGACGAAAACCTCTATCGCACCGAGTTTACGAAGTTCGGCGAAGACCTTCCGTATTACAATCCAGGAGGAGCTCTCTACAATGCGTCCCATGCTTATATGGCGAGTGGCAGCGGCGGCGGCGGAGGATACGAACTATGAGCCAGATCTGTGGGCAGTGTAATCTCCCGGTCTTTCGTACACGCTTCAGTGGCGGCAAGTGGCTGGGCGTGGACTGCGGCTGCTCGCGGGAGACGGTCATTGTTGACGCCGATAATCCGTTCCACAACGAGGGATCGCTCACCTTGGAGCATATCTACGACGAGCGCGGCGAGAAAGTTCGCGTGACCAGCAGGCGGCAACTGGAAGAGGCGGAGAGCCGGTTCCACTTCAACCACATTCCGACGAACATGGATCGGTCGAACTGGGACAGGCCAAAGCAGCAGCAGGCGTACACGGTGGGCGACCACTACCAAAGGAAATTTGCGAGGGCATAATGAAAACTGACGGTCTAGGAACCTTTCGGCAGGTCGAGCGCGGCGACCACAAAATCAGCGTCAACTCGAAGGCGATGAATCAGGACAGGTTCATTGACCAATCGCGGCTCTCGAAGCGGTATGGCGAGGAATATGTCCCCTCGGACACGCCCGGCAAGTATGGCGAGTGGGTCCCGAAGGTGGAGACGGCTTCGCCGGCGGACAACGCGAGACTGTCCTGCGACGCAATGAAGCACAAGTCGAGCTTCGTTGACGAGAGCGTTCCGGCAAACGAGAACGGGAATAGCGGATGCTGTCCGTCCCCGTGCTACTACGGTGGCGATGGACCGCTGACGCGGAGACACAGAGGAGACGACAATGATTAGGCCATTCCAGGGAGTTCAGACCGTAGGGGCTGCATCTCAACCTATTTTCGGGACAGCATTGACGGCGGCAGTTACGCCCACGGTTGACCCCTTCACTGGGACGAATCAGCCCGGAACTACTCCTCCGGCGGTCGCGGTAAACGTGACTTCTACGGTCGGAATGCTGGTGGACGATAGCGTTCAGGTCGGCCCCAAAGGGAACTTCACCACCGTCAATCGCGGCAAACTCGATCACGGCGTCATCGCTGCGATCATTTCTGCGACGCAGATGTTGGTGCGCGGACTCTTGCAGGCTCACGCGGCGACGGGCGAGTATGTGGTGCTCGACGAAGTAGCCTCGGCGGTCCACATTATCCCGGTTGGGGCAACCTCTGTCATGTATATTGGAACCGACTCGACGGTGAGCGGAACCGACCTGTTCGTCTTCGACGCGATCGCCGCGGAAGCAGCGTTGACGCAGCCGACGTACTGGCACGATTCTTTGCCGACCGACAATTCGGACTCGTATCAGACCTCGCAATACTGGCTGTCGGGGACGCAGAACAACACGTTCCTCGCGCGCTTTACGCAGGTGTAAATGGCGACGATCAGCACACTTCTGCCGTATCTCTACTCGCGCATAGACGAGTCGGTGGAGAACGGCCCGGTATTCTGGAGCCAAAATGAGGCGACCTCAGCTTTAATGGAAGCGTGTTGTGACCTTCTCTTGCTGGTCGGCAGGCCCGACCTGGTTGTGAGTGTTCCGTTCACAGTGCAGCCTAACACTCCGTACCAGCAGACGCCTGAAGGAATCTTCGCCATCACCAACATTCAGGGCCCAGTGTCCGAAGTTTGGAAGGTGACGCTGCAAGACCTCGACGGCGCGCAAGTAGCGGGACCGGACTGGGAGCAGGACATTGGCGACTCGATTACGACATGGGCTCCGCTCGGATTCACGAAGTTCATTGTGCATCCATCGGTCGCGCAGGCGCAGACAGTGTTGCTCACTGGCATTGCATCGCCAGTGACAGACATGTGGCCGTACAATGGGACGGAAGCAGTGCCGTTCCATGATGAATTTTTCCAGGCCATCGAGAAGTACGCCGCGCACTATCTCCAGTTCAAAGTCGGCGACCAGGACTTCAAGGCTTCGATGGCCGATTACGAATCGTATCTCGCGGACGCGAAGCGCATGACGGCTCTGGAAGACAGGCGCGATCCGTTTATATTCTCTGGTAGCATTGGAAGTCAGATCGTGGCAAATCCAACAAAGACGAGGTGAACCGATGAAAATATCCGACCTGCATGGAAAAGTCGAGAAGTGCTGGTGTACTAATAGCGACCCTGCCAAACCGATGCCGTGCCAGCGCTGCTTCTGCCGCGGCTACGTGGCTGGGTGTCTTCAGTGCAACGCAACCGGCCAGATTGAGGAAGCGGTTGCCGGCGGCGCCAAGGGGACAATGGCAGTGACATGCCCTGGCTGTGGTGGAACAAAGGTGTTCGGCGTCAATAAACCCGCCGACTGGGACATCACTCATCCCGAATCTATACCACAGCCAGACGGCGATTCCACGCCCGTAGAGGCCGCGGCTGACCGTCCTGCGGTTCCGGTCTATCCAGACGCCAAGACTGCGCTCAAGGCCGACCCTGCGGGCTGGCAGACGCCTCCGCTGCGTCCTTCTGGCAATGCGGCGGCATAGGTAGAGGACGGTGAGCAATGGCAGCCATAGGGGTCGGGTACAGGACGGTAGCGGATGTTCTAGCAGAGGTGAGCCTCCATTTGCTCGAACCCATCTGTCAGGCGGTCTGCACGGACTTCGCCGCTGGCCCGATCATCACGGTCTCCAACCAAACTGCGATGTACGATGGAGCTTTGGTTGTGGTTGGCTGGGGACTGAGCACCGCAGAAGTTGTGACCATCACCTCGGTCAACAGCGGCGGAACGATCAATACCTCTGCGCTGGTCAACTCCCATAATCCCGGCGAGACGATTCTTGCGCCGACGTTTCCGAGCCAGGTTCCTGTGGATGAGTTTTTCACCCAAGCCCAAATGCTTGAATGGATCAGCCGAGCGAATAACGAACTCCTCAGTCAAGTTCCGGTTGCCTATCTGGTTTCCTACCAGAACCTCCTCTATGGTCAGGTCTTCCAGAACACGCCATCGAACTGCATCGAGATCAACCGCGTCGCAGCTTCGACGTATTACTGCGCGCTCACGTCGCTGACTCGAACGAACGATGAAGTTGTCGCAGTCGCGCAATCCCCGCATGGGCTTGCAAAAGGCTCAACGATCTTCATTCAGAATGCTGCGGCTGGATTCGGCGGAGTCTTCGAGGTGGACACAATCATCTCGCCGACAAGTTTCAGCTATCCGCAGACTGCGGCAGATGGCAGCGCGACGGGCGGAGCGATTCTCTACTTCTCGCGGATTTACGAGACTACACAAGCCGAAATCACGATGACGGATCGGACGTGGAGAAATGACTTCGTGCCGACTCCGGGAGCATGGTTCGAGGACCGTTCCGGGCTCTATCGGTGGGGGGTCAACGGTCGCCCATCGTCGAATTATCCCGTCGAACTTCTGTGCAGCATCCGCGACAGCGACACGCTCACATTACTCGACGGCTTCCTTGTGCCAGACACTTTGGTCTATCTCATCAAACACAAGGTTCTCGCCTACGCACTCGGCTCTGAGAATGAGCAATCTGATCCGGCGAGGGCAGCCTATTGTGAACAAAGATTCCAGCGTGGCGTGGCGGCGATCCGGCGCTACCTCGAAGGCTTCCAGTTGAATCCGCAGGGGCAGAGCAATGGCTAAATCCGGGCAGCCAACGACCCCAATCCTCGGCGGTCAACTCAAACTCTCCGACCT